ACGCCGTATTCAAGGCGCTGCACGAAGAGATGAAAGAGTTCCATGAGCAAGGTCAGATTCGCGTTGACCTTGAGGATGACGGCGAGGGTGAACCTGAAGTAGGTAGCACTGTCGACGAATTCTAGGCTGCTTGCCTGCGCGGGTGCCGGCTTTCGCCCGGCTTAATGAGGCTAGCGCCTCGCCCGCGCTTTCTTCTTCTCAGTTTCCCCGCATGGACTGTAGGAAATTTGCATGGCCGATATAAACGTGTTGGCTGAGCTTGAGCGCATTGGGTGGTCATACGAATTCGCGTCAGAGAGTGAAGTCAAAGTGGTGTGTCCATTTCACGATGACACGTCGCCAAGCAATCACATCAATCTAGTCAAGCGAATCTTCTGTTGTCAGACGGCTGGCTGTAAGGCTAGTGGTGACTTTGTTGGATTCTTGGCGGGTGCCCTACGCACACCAAGACGAGTAGTGCTTGAAGATTTAGGCACTCGCTACAACATCGGCGACGTTAAGACTATTGAAGCCAGTGTGGTTGAGCAGTACCACTCAGCCTTGTGGAAGAATGAATACTTCCTCAACGAATTGCATGCACGAGGCATAAGTGACGACCTGATCCGTAAGTACAGGCTAGGTGAAAACCGTGACAGGATTACGATCCCAATCAAAAACGGTGCTGGGCTCTACGTTAACGTTAGACGCTACTTGCCTGGAGCGCCTGGCGCAGAAAAGATGCGCAACACCAAAGGGCGCGGAAAGTTGCGGCTGTACCCTATTGAGCAACTTGAATACGAGAGCATTTGCATCTGTGCAGGAGAACTCAAAGCGGTTGTCGCTGCACACCAACTTAACCGCCACGGCATCGGCGCCATCAGCTGCACGGGTGGTGAAAGTAACTGGGAGCACGTATTCACTCCGCACTTCAAAGGCAAAACCGTCTACGTTTTATATGATATTGACGATGAGGGTCAAGCAGGCGCTAAGATTGTTCTCACGCAGTTATCGCGTGTAGCTGACAGCATCCACAATGTGATTCTTCCGTTGGACCCTGACGAATTTCCGCACGGTGACGTCAATGACTACTGCGGCCCTGCGCTCAACAAGCGACTGCTGCCGTTAATCAGGAAAGCGGAACCGTGGACACCCTCTAGACAGGATAGGATTGAATACGATGAGCCCGTCGATGTCTCGCTCAATGCAGCTACACATGCTAGTGGCGCTGGTAAGCGCGTACGGCTTTCAGCTGTGGCAGCAGCCGCCGCCGAAGCGTCATATGCTATACCTAAAGAGGTCTATTGCTACTGTCCAAAGGACCAAACGGAATGCGCGATTTGCCCAGTGTTCCCGGAGGTCGACGATTTCAAATTCAATATCCCGTGTGAAAGCGATGCGATCCTCGAGATGGTCGCGTCACCAAAGGGAACTCAAAGAGAAGCCCTCATGCGCGGAGTAGGCATACCGATGTCGTGCAAGGTATGCAACTTCAAGCCGACGAGTTTCTACAACGTGGAGGATGTGCGCGTGTCGCCGCGGCTCGAAATTCTCAACAGAGAAGCCGAGCGGACGATGCAACCGGCGATGTGCATTGGCGATCAGATTGAATTGAATGAGACGTATGAATTTGTCGGGCGTATGCACCCGCACCCTAAGACGCAGCAAAGCACGCTGCTGATTTCACAATACAAACCGACTAAGGATGCGCTCAGCAGTTACGTCGTGACTGACACTGAGCAACTCAAATTGTTCCAACCAGACGAGTGGACAACTGACGGCATTGACAAGAAACTGTCGGAGATATACGACGACTTCTCTGCCAACGTCACGGGCATCTTTGAACGAAAGGACCTGCACCTCGCAGTGGACCTCGCGTATCACAGTCCTCTGCACATCGACTTTGAAGGGAAGACTATTAAGGGCTGGACGGAAGTGCTTATTGTCGGAGACTCGTCGCAAGGCAAGAGTGATACTGCGATGGGCTTAATGAATCACTACGGACTAGGCGAGAAAGTGGAGTGCAAAAATGCGACAGTGGCTGGGCTTCTTGGTGGCTTGCAGCAAATTAGTGGCCGATGGTTTGTATCTTGGGGCATTATTCCTACTCACGATCAACGCCTCGTCTTTCTTGAGGAACTCAAAGGCACCTCGCAAGAGGTTATCTCAAAACTTACAGACATGCGCTCAAGTGGTATCGCAGAGATACCAAAGATTGAAAAACGCCGTACGCAGGCGCGCACCCGCCTCTGCGCCCTATCCAACCCCAGAAGCAACCGTCCTCTCGTTTCATACAACTTTGGAGTCGACGCCATCGTTGAACTTATTGGTGCTCTTGAAGACGTCAGAAGATTCGACTTCTGTCTGCTTGTCTCTGAGCGAGATATTGCAAACGATGTCCTCAATCGACTCCGTGAACATCGACCGGTGCATCCCCATAGACACACGTCGGAACTATGTCGTAAGGTTATACTTTGGGCCTGGACAAGAAAACGAGAGCAAGTCAAATTTTCTGACGCTGCCAAGCGACTCATAGTCAAAGAGTCAATGCGCCTCACGGAAATTTTCACAGAGCACGTGCCCATCATTGACAAGGGCTCAACGCGTTATAAACTTGCAAGGCTATCCGCGGCGCTGGCAGCACGCACGTTCTCATGCGGCGGGGACAACTGTGAACTGCTGCTGGTGAGAGAATGCCATGTGCGGTATATTTCCGACCTACTTGAACGCGTCTATTCAAGCGACGTCTTCGGGTACAAGGACTACAGCCAAGCGCAAGCCGCCAAAAACACGCTGAAAGATAAGAGCGTGATTGAGCGGCAAATCATGCAGGCGCCATTTGTGCGTGACTTCGTGGAGTCGCTGCTGTACAAGAAGGATATTGACCTGATTGATATTCAAGATTGGTGTGGCTGGGATCGCAGTGACGCCCAGTCCTTGTTGTCCGTGTTCGTGCGTAAGCACGCGCTTGTTCGTGAGCAGCGGCACTACCGTAAGACGCCGCCGTTCATTTCCATGTTAAAGGACTTGCTGGCGAGAGATTTGCCGGAGCGTCCCGACCACATCGAGGAGGAATTTTGATGCACTTAGAAATGGCCTGCGTGGAGGCTTTCCACGACAAGCAAGGCGTATCGGAAACAACTGAATGGCAGCCGTACGCCGCACGTATGGGGAAGACATGCATTCAGATGTCTAAAGAACTCGAGCCAGCAGTCAAAGACGGCGACGTGCATGCCCTGCGTGCTCACCTGCTGCTTGAAGAACTTGGCGAGTTTCTTTGCGCCCAGACGGAAGTTGAAGCGCTTGACGGTCTCACTGATTTGCTCTACGTGCTTCTTGGTACGGCCGTCACTTATAACTGGCCGCTAAGCGCCGCCTTCGCCGAGGTACATCGCTCGAATATGTCGAAGGTGCGCCAGGAGGATGATGACCTCGGCAACCGCGTTCGTGATAAAGGTCCTGCGTTCCAACCGCCGCAACTGGCGGAGGTACTCAAACTGCACGGACTTGGTTTGGAGAAGACGCAGCGCGTCACGTCACGTCAGGCCATCAAAGACCTTCACGCTGCGTTTGAGCGCGCTGATATAGCCCCAGAGACCCCTCCGAAGAAACCCTGATAGTTTTACCACCCTGCTAATCCAAAGCCATTAGAGGACGACCCATGCTTATTATTGAAGGCGGAGACCTGGTTGGCAAGACGACGTTCTGTGAAACGCTGCTGGAGCAGCCTCTGCTAAAGTCGCACGCCTACCTCTACAATCACATGACAAAGCCACCAGAAGCGTTTGACGGCTGCCAGGCGTATCTGGACATGGCCTATCACAGGTACGTGCAGGATAGGTTTCACCTGAGTGAAATTGTCTACGCAAAGATGCGGGGCGATGAGCCGAAAGTCTCCGCAGAGAAGTACCGTCTAGTGGATGCTCACATGCGACTGCTAGGCGCCGTCAACGTGGTGATTGTCTGCACTGAGCCTGACATGATCGCCGAGCGGTGGGCGGAACGAGTAGAGCAAGAGATGTACGACGTCGATAAGACTCTGCTGGCCAATGTGATATTCCGTGACATCGCATCTACTAAGCACTTCACGCACAGTGGCGGGATTTGCGCGCCTGACCTTGACGTCGTAATTGTCACCAACCGAGAAAAACCGTTCCCCGACGAGGGCGACGTGCAACGTGTGCTTGCACTTTACGAGACTCGTCAGATAGCAGTAGGAGAGGTGCTAGGCCAATGAAGAAGGTTTCGCCATCACGAAGATTACCGCCGGAAGAAGCGTCTTTGTTTTTGCTTGACGGCCGGCGGCAGGTAGTGATTGAATGGCCGACAAACCTAACGCTAGACGAACTAGCGGACATCGTTTCGAAGTTTGCACTTGACAGAGAGGACAAAGATGCTGACCTTCAGCAACAACGGCAGGTTGCCACAGAGTGTAGACGAGCTACCGCAATTAAGCGGCTGCGAGGTGCTCTACGCAGACTTCGAGACAACCTCAGGTGACCCGAAGAAGATGTCGACGGAC